CGCAAGCGGTGTTTGAGGCGGTCAACCACCCCGGCTTTAACTGGCAGCGCAATCAGCGTTTATTATTGGCAATCCCCAACAAGGGCAAGCCGCAATTCAAACCGGTTGCCCCCGATGCGTTCATTATGTCGCTGGAAACATTGATTGCCCGCATTGACCAAGGCGGCGGCTACACCAGCCAGAAGCAACTGGCCGATTTGGCGCAGGCCTGTCTAAGACAGCTATCCAAATACTGGCAATATAATGATTGAACAACAAACAAGAGGCGGTGAGGGCTTTGCCCGAACAGGGACAAGAGAACAAGGCGGTCACGCGCCCGCGTGACAGGGAACGCAAAAAACAAAGCGGCGGGGGGGCTTTATTGCCCCTCGCCTTCTGGCGCAAGTCCGGCCTTTATCGCCGCGCAAGCAAGGGCAATAGGGCGTGGAATAATCACCGGCCGCCCGTCATCATAGCGCACGCCGCGTTCATAATTGACGACCGATCGATTATTTACTCCCAACGCATCGGCGGCCTGTTGTTGGGTAAAACCCATTTTTTGTCGCCAAGCCTTGAATTGTTCGTTAGTCATTGTTATAATCCTTTCATAACTTTGAAAGGCAAGGTTGAGTTGTGTGATTTGCCTAGGTGGGCTGGGGATTGCTCCCCAACCCTTTAGTTTAGAGTTTGATGATTAATACTAGTTTGCAGTACCAGAATTTAACCACCAGTTTAACTTTTCTAGGCTTTTTCACATTTCTCGACCTTCCTTTCTCTGTTTTGCAAGAAACTATTTTCTTACCCCTCCCTTGTACATTATTTAGGCAAGCAAGTCAATATTTACTTTGTGATTTTATAAAAAAATCATATATTTATTCAATTTACCTCACCTAAAACTTAATAAAACTTATCTCTTTGACGATTGTCCAACGTTTGCCCGCTCGCCTGCTGCTACTATGGGGGCATGAGCATTGATTTACCCCATTTGGCGAGCCGCCTTTTCAATCGCCCGCACCTCATTGCGGCGGGGAAGCTTGACGTTATTTTAGGCGCGATTGCGCCGCGTATCTTTGACGGGTCAAAGCCCCCCATAGCCGCTTTTGCTGATAGTGAATCCTTGCAAATCGATATTCCCAAAGAGGCTTATCGCCTTATCCAAGGCGTGGCCGTCATTCCCGTTCATGGCACATTAGTTAGGCGTGGCGGCTGGTTGAACGCGATGTCTGGCCTCACCTCTTATGAAGGGCTTTTAGCCTCTTTCCGTGAAGCCATGGCTGATAATGACGTTAAGGCGGTGCTGCTTGATATTGACTCATCAGGTGGCGAGGCGGGCGGGGTGTTTGATCTGGTTGAGGAAATGCGGCGTTTATCGCACAAGCACAATAAGCCCGTTTGGGCGCATGCCAATGAGGAGGCTGCATCAGCTGCTTATGCGATAGCCTGTGCCGCCTCTCAAATCTGGGTGGCACGAACCGGTGATGTTGGCTCAATTGGCGTGGTTTGTGCCCATATGGATCAATCAAAATATGATGAAAAACAAGGGCTGAAATGGACATTCATTTATTGCGGTGATCATAAAATTCATGGCAACCCGCATCAGCCCCTAGCCGATGAAGCCTTTACCAAAATCCAATCTGATAGTGACACGCTTTATGAAATGTTTGTTTCTCTGGTTTCGGACTATCGTCCAATGTCGGCAGGCGCGGTGCGTGATACAAAGGCTGATACTTATTTGAGTGCGCAGGCTATTCAATGCGGGCTTGCTGACAAGATAGGAACTTTTGATGAAGCTCTAACGGCTCTCATTAAAACAGTTAACAATTCAATGAAAGGAACTGATCCATGGCCAGACGCTACCGCCTCGAAGACAAGCCAGATGAAGAACTTGAAAATGAGCGTCCCGATGACGAGCTTGAGCGAGAGGAAGATGAACATTCTGCCAGCGATGAAGACGAAGACGCCCGTGCCGAAGATGACGACCTCGAAGAAGAAGCCGACGATGAAGACGATGACGCGCAAGCCAGTGACGAAGATGAAACCAAATCAAAAAAGGCCAAGCACTCCCGCTTGAGTGAACGGGCGCGGTGCGCCGGTTTAATGCGGCTTGAGAAGACGGCCAAGCGTCTAGGCGTTAAGTTTGATGCCGCCCGCGCCATTGCTAATGGTTTGAATTTGAATTTAGCCCGTTCCCGTATCCTAACCGCCGCTGCCAATGCAGACCAAGGCAGAAGCATCTCGCCCCATATCGGGCGTAAAGAGCGCAATTTTGGCAATGTCAGTCAATCGCAAGCGCGGTCATTGTGGAAACAAGCGAAGAAATCAAGAGGTAAAAGATAATGGCACAAACTCTTTACGAAGGCCGCTGGCCGGGCGCCTATCTGGTTAGTGATGATATGCACTTATCGCGCGAGGCGGTTGTTTTTGCGCAAAGTTCAACGCCGATAATCGCCGGAACGGTTCTTGGCAAGATTACCGCCACGGTTAAATATGTTGCGCTTAATCCCACCGCCAAAGATGGCAGCGAGAAAGCCGCCGCTATTTCTTATGATAATGTTGACGTCACGCAGGCCGACAAGTTGGCAACCGCCACAGTGCGACAAACGGCCGTCAAATCTTCAGAGCTTATCTGGCCAGCAACAATTACAGACGCACAAAAAGCCAAGGCGATAGCCGAGCTTGAAGCCGCCACCATTATTTTGCGTTAAGGAATACAAGAGGCGATCACGGCGTTAGTCCGTGATAGGGAATGAAAAAACAAGGATTTACCCCCATGCACATGAACCTATTTAACCATGATGCCTTCTCTTCCGTCACCATGACGCAAGCGATGGAAGATTATGACTTCAAGCCTGATCTGATTGGCTCGTTAGGGCTATTTGAAGATGTACCGATTTCCACCACCCATATTTCAGTTGAGCGGCGCGGCAATGAATTGCGGCTGATTAAAACGTCTCCGCGCGGGGCACCGTTGGAAGAAGGCGGCCGTGATCAGCGTCTGATCAAATTGTTTGAAACCTCGCGCATTGCCAAGGGTGATACGGTTTCAGCCGCTGAAATCCAGAATATGCGTGCTTTTGGTGAGGAGAGTGAATTACAAACGGCAATTGAATTTATCTCACGTCAACAAGATCGCCTGATTGGTGATATTGAACTGACATGGGAAAATATGATGCTAGGGGCCATTCAAGGGGCGGTCCTGGATGCTGATGGCTCAATCATTTATGATTGGTTTGCTGAATGGGGTATCACCCCGCCCACCAGCATCAATTTCAAGCTGGATGTTGAGGATACGGATATTGAGAAAATCTGTCGTGACATTATCCGTGATATTCAAAAGAAATCCAAAGGCGCATTTGGCCTTGGCTCGCATATTATCGGGCTAGCCGGTGATGAGTTCTTTGACCGTTTGACCAATCATAAGCGGGTGCGTGAGACTTATCTCAATACCGTTAACGCGCAAAATCTTAACCAGAATTTTGGCGTGGCGACGCAATCTGCGCTGCAATCTGGCTCTTATGCTAGCTTTTCTTATGGTGGCCTTACCTTTATCAATTATCGCGGTGTTGATGATTATGACGCGGCGGCGCAAAAGGGCACGCAACGCGCTATTGGCATTAAGCCTCAAGAGGTGCAATTTGTGCCGGTGGGCGCGCGTGGCGTATTCCAGAAAGCTTTTGCCCCGATGGAAAGTTTCGACTTTGCCAACACGATAGGCCGCCCGCTTTATTCAATGCTCCTGCGTGATGAAGAGCGTAATTTCTGGGTACGTCCTGAAGTTTACTCTTACCCCATTTTCATCTGCACCCGCCCTGAAATGCTGATGAAAGGCAAAGCCCAGTAAAATAAGAGATAATGAGCGGCCAACGCCACGAACAGGGAATGAAAGAATAAATAACGGTATGGTAAAATCTACCACACCGTTATTGCAACAGCCTTCCTATCCAAGGGGCAAGAAGAATGATCGTTGGAATAGCCGCAATAACTGCCAATGTTGCGGTGAATAAGCCTTTCCAACTAACTTTGTTATTTAATTCAGCCATTATTGTGTTGTTCATTCCGCGCATTTCAGCAACTAAGGCTTCATTTGCCCCGCGCATTTCAGCAACTAAGGCTTCATTTGCCCCGCGCATTTCAGCGGCTAGAGCTTCATTTGCCCCGCGCATTTCAGCGGCTAGAGCTTCATTTGCCCCGCGCATTTCAGCAGCTAAGGCTTCATTTGCCCCGCGCATTTCAGCAATAGTTTCTTTGATAGATTGCACATCTTGTTTTATGTCGCGGACATCTGTTTTGATTTCCGCAACATCATTTTTGATGTAGGCAACATCTGATTCAAGTTTGGCGACACGTATTTCCATGCCCCCACCATTACCATTTCCACCCCCAGATTGCAAATTTTGAATAGTGTCTCTCTCGTGGTTAACATCTTCATATATCCTGACAACGTTACCCATTGTGTTTATCCCTTAGCTTGTCAAGAAAATCTATAGCAAATTCATCTACCCGCTGAATAAGGCTATTTATTTCTTCTCTAATAATTTTAGCATCTGATTGATTTATTGCTCCCGATTTTGACAAAATATCTAACAAACTCGCTTCCACGATTACGACTCTTTGAAAACATGAAAAAAGTACCATGGCATCTTTTCCTGAGAAAGGAACGGTCTCATCAAGACATTCTTTGCCATTTTTTTTGATGATTTCACGCATATAGGTAATAACATCAAAAGTTAAGACTTCATTTTTTTCTTCCATTTTGTCGCCACCAATTTTGAGAATCAATTTGCCCATGTTGATTAAAACTATCATTTTCTTGACAATTGTCCAATGTTGCAAAGGCGGGGCGCGGCTAATATCATTCAGACAATAGGCATGAGAGAGAAGTCAAAGAAGCAAGAGGCGGTGAGTGACGCGAAGCGCACGAACAAGGATAAGTTAAAAATGTGGCAAGATCTGTTGAATAATATGACCGCCCAAGTGCGTGATACATTTGGCCAGAGCGTGACTTATACGCGCAAGAAGACGGGTGAGGTTTTCGAGATCTTGGCCGTCTTTGATATTGGCTATAATCTTTCCGAGGCGGGCGGCACTATGGGGGCGAATATTCCGGTCAAGGAGCTTGATATTCGCCTAAGCGATATTGGCCACCAACGCCCGCAACAGGGTGATAAAGTGTTGATTGACGGCACAAGCTATCAAGTCACAGATGTCAAACAATCAACCTCTGGCATGATGAAAGCCGTGTTGCGTGAAAATGGCTAATCAGTCTTCTTTACCCACCGGTTTTAGTCCTGCTTCAATGGCTGCACAGGCAAGGGCGATATGCAGCGGAATTTTCACCTCATTAGGGCTATCCATACGTGACCCACGCTCATAATTAACAATGGTTACCCTAAAAAGTCCTAACGCATCAGCGGCCTGTTGTTGGGTAAAGCCTTGTTTTTTACGCCATGCCTTGAAATCGTGCTTGTCCATTGCTATAATCTCCCTGTAAGATTGAAAGGTAAGGTTGAGTTATGTGATTTATCCCAAGTGGGCTGGGGAATTTAAGATAATTTCCAGTTTGATAGTCCAGATTTTAATCCTAATCTTTACTTTTTTGGGATTTTTCACATTTCTCACCCACCTTTCTCTGTTTTGCAAGAAACTATTTTCTTACAAGATTATAAATACACTGTATTCATAATTAAGTCAACAGTTATTTTGTATTTTTTTCTATATTTTTCAAAAAAATCAGCGCATTAACCTGTTATTTTAACCCAAAGCATTAATAACTTTTTCTTGACGATCGTCCAACGTTTATTTTGCACTTTATGACTAAACTTCTACAAAAAAGAGGTTCAAGTTATGGGCATGCTTCACCCACGCCAAATTATCAGACAAACGATTGTTGAGCTTCTCCAAGCAGGCAATACGGATGCCAGCCCCGACAGCATCTTTGACACGCATGACGAGCCGTTATTTGCCGATAACTTACCGGCGATTAGCGTTTATACGCAATCGGAGCGGCTGGAAGAGGCAGAAGCCCAAGATTTCGGCTTGCGGCGGCGTATTATGACAGTTGCGGTTGAATGTTACCACAGCGGCCAGCAAGGTGCGGCAATTGTGGACAAGCTAGCATGGCAAGTTGAGAATATCTTGCACTCAAACCCGACCCTAAATACCCAAGTTGAATGGTGCAAATTAACCGATACCGCGCTGTCCTTTGCTGATGACGGTAAACAGGTGCTGCACGGCGCAGTCATGACTTTTGAGGTGACCTATTGCACCCATCTTTACGAGATGGAAGGCAAACCGCCGGTAACAGTACTTTATGGCTTTGACCCGCAAACCGGTAAAGGCAATGAGAGCGACTATATCGCTCTCATATAGAGAAAATTATTTAAGCTTGTTTTATATCGGTATGAATAAAATCGTTGCCCTTAAATAAAAGGGGCATTTTTTTATTTTTAGCACAAGCATAGGCAAAACAATCCCCCATATTAAGTTGTGCTTTGCTTCCTGTTCCTTTGCCGTAATGGGCAAAAGCCTCAATGGATAAATCAGCTTCCTGCTGACCGATTGCAACAATGTCAATATTGAAAATATTGAAAAAGCTATCAACCAGATTGATTGATTGGGTAATAATGTCTTGACTTATCTTTTTGTCCTTTTGCCTTAGAGCCATACACAAGCCCGCAACGGCTTCATATTTACTCATAGCGCACGTGTAAATTTTTTTCGAATTTTTGAGCTTTTCTTTAAACAATTCAGCTTCAGGCTCTTTTCTTATGATGGCTATGATAGCGGAGGCATCAATAAACATTAAATCCCTCCACTTAAATCATCAAAAAAAGCTTTTTCTTCTTCCCATGTTGAGGAGCGATAATTTTCCCCCACATATTCTTTAAATTGATTTTGTAAATCAGCAATAGATTCATCTATAGAGGGTTTTTCTTCATGTTCTTTTTTTAATTTTAACATGCCTTTTTCTATCGTATCACGCAGACTTTTAAGTCCAAGCTCATTTTTGACTTCCTCGACCAACTCGCGAATATAGGGGTCGTGCACATAAAGAGCTTTTCCCATTTTCATCTTCCTTTTTTTAATATCATGAATTAATATTAACATATCATATCATAATATTATTTTCAAGCTTGAAAAATCCGTTGACGATTGTCCTCCGCGTCCCTGCTTGTTTTTTGCTAAAATCTTGGTTCAAAGCAAAGAGAGGCAAAAAATGCTTGAGCGGCGCGACCCAAAGATAACCGATTTAGAACGGCGATTATCGAACCAGATAGTGATAGGCAAGATAAGCCAGATTGACCATAAAAAAGCCCGTTACCGTGTCAAGTTTGGCAATATTGAAACAGACTGGTTGCCTGATACGCAAAGCCGATCTGGGCGCACAAAAGTATGGGAAGGGCGCGATATTGGCGAACAGGTGATTATAAGCTCGCCAAGCGGCGACTTATCTCAAGGTGTTATTCTTGGCTCTATCCATACCGACCAGACGCAGGCGGGCGATAACGGGGCGCATCACCGTGTTATCTATCCAGACGGCACAGTTGTTGACTATGATGATGAGAAGAGTGCCTATTCAATGCGGGTTAAGGATGGTGGCTCTTTTGAACTGGTGATAGGCGGTGGTGTCTCAATTAGCGCAAAGGCTGGGCAATTAACCATCAATGCGCCGGAAGGTATCACGCTGCAATCGGGCGGCAATGTCCATATTCAATCAGCTGATCTTATCCATAATGCTAAAAGCGTGGGTGATGAGCATCTCCACACCGACGTGTTCCCCGGTGCTGGTTTAACCGGCGTGCCGGTGGGATAGTTTCTATTCCTCGCCAACCGGCTTTAGTCCTGCCTCAATGGCAGCGCAAGCCAAGGCGACCGTGCGCGGAATTTTAATTTCATTGCCGTTTTCAAGCCTTGTGCCGCGTTCATAATTGACAATGGTATTGCGATATAATCCTAAAACTTGAGCGGCTTGAATTTGCGTCAAGTTCATTTTTTGCCGCCATGCCTTGAATTGTTCCGGTGTCATGTGTTATACTCCTTAAATTGAAAGGGTAGGTTGAGTTGTGTGATTTGCCTAGGTGGGCTGGGGATTACTCCCCAACCCTGTTTTGTTTAGAGTTTTATAGTTATTTTCAGTGTGCAACCAAAGAATTTAACTTTAACTCTGATTTTTCTAGGCTTTTTCACATTTCTTACCCACCTTTCTCCCTCATAAGAGAACCATTTCTCTTATGGTTTATGTGTACAATATGGGGAGAGCGAAGTCAACAAATTTCTTTGATTTACTTGCATTTTTTGCAAAAAAATGTGCTTTTTCCCCTTTGCTCCTCTCAAAACTTGACAATTGTCCAACGTTTGCCTCCACCCTTATTGCTACTATTGGGCATGACTCAATTCGCATCTTCTCACGGCATGGATCGCCATACCGGCAAGCCTCTAAGCGGGCTTGACCATTTGCGCCAGTCTTTGATTGATATTTTGACAACGCGCGTGGGCTTGCGCGTGATGCTGCGCGATTATGGCGGCTTACTGCCAAGCCTCATTGATAACCCAACCAATCAGTTTTTCGCGGTTGATCTCTATGTGGCGATAGCCGGGGCTATTAACCAATGGGAGCCTCGTCTCAAGCTTGAGCAAATCTTCTATAAAAATTTAGGTGATGGGCGCATTGAGGTTGATTTGAGAGCCATATATCTGCCCAAAGGCACACCGCTCAAAATGCAAGGGCTGGTCGTTTCATAAAGATGGCATGATCGTAACCCAGCTCTTATCAAAGCCGATTTCACGCATCACACTCTCAAAATTCAGAACCGGCGGCCGCTTGATTGCAAAACATTTTGCAGATTTTGGGATTGTGTAATTAATGGTAAATTGCCCACCATGGGGCTGCCAGGTGAATATATGCTCATTGGTGGTTTTGTCCTTGGCTATCAGATTGCCATTTTTGTTTTTTTGCCAAAGGTAATCAGCAGTGTTATAGCGAGAAAGTTCATGTTCATATAAACAAAATTCAAGACTTGCCGGATTGCGAACCAATAAGGCAGAACGCAACGGTTCAAAATTGTCTTTGGCAATGTTGATACGCTCATTCCATATGCCGAGTACCGCCGTGCCTGTTGCCGCTATATCGGCGTGCGGGTCTGTTATGCCATATGAATAGTCAGGGGAGCACCGTCCCGATATGACCCTTACTCTTGTGCATTGATGAGGATGATCATTTTTAACCGATTTTACTGACCATGCCATATCTCTCAAAATGACATCGGCAAGCCCAAGCGGCTTGTTCAAATGTTCACCATTTACCGCTTTTGAGAAAATATCGCCCCAATCTTCACCGTTAATGTCATCCTTGCCAGTAGCAAAGGCATAGACAATCCATTTACCAATTTCACAGATGAGCGCGTCTGGTATGTCTCCTAGAGAATAAGGCTCATTAGGCTGCTTTGTTCGTTTGTCTTTCAGTTTGGGACGCTGCATGGAGAATTTCCTTAATAACGGCTCTTATCATCGGCACCGGAACGGCATTACCTGCCTGTTTTCTTGTCTGACTATCATTGCAAACAATTTTAAAATCATCATCAAAACCTTGCAAACGCAGCATTTCCCTAGGTGTTAACCGTCTTATTCCATTAACAAGAAGATAATTATAGGAAGCACCCGCCCGTAAGGCGCATGAATAAGGATGGCTTGAAATATTGCCGCTTTTGTTTTCATGCCATATAGCAACTTGATGCTCACTGGCATGCGCCTTAGCGCGCTTTTCTCTAATCACTTCACTCACAAAGTGTTTTTTATCAATATAGCTATCTTTTTCTAAAATCTCATCTAACCTCTTGCATGGCATGGCTGGCGGAAAGTTAAACTCTATCCCATGGTCAATAAATCCAACAATAATCAAACGCTCTCGCTTTTGAGGTAGTCCATAGTCAAGAGCGTTAAGAATACGCCAATAAACCTTATAACCCAAATTATGTAATTTTTCTAAAATAACCTGAAGCGTCTTTCCTCTATCATGAGAGCTAAGCTGCTTAACATTTTCCAGCACAAAAAAGGGTGGTTTTTTAGCTGCCAAAATTCTAACGATTTCAAAAAACAACGTTCCTCTTACATCATCAAACCCCTGTTTCTTGCCGATAATGCTAAAGGGCTGGCAAGGAAAACCAGCTAAAAGCATGTCATGTTTGGGTATATCCTCAAGCTTGATTTGCGTTATATCCCCCACAGGCTTTATGCCATAATTGACCTGATAGGCATATTGTGCATGATGATCAATCTCACTGGCAAACACACATTGCCCACCTAGCCGTCCCGCAGCCGCATGAAAACCGCCAATACCGGCAAATAAATCCACAAAGGTAAAGGTATTCATATCAAAAATTCATTCAGAAAATTTACCATTCTTGACATTCATAACATAAGTTTGACGATTGTCCAACGTTTGCCCCCGCCCTTATTGCTACTATCGGGCTATGACAAAGCCCGCCTCGCTCCAGCCCTATTTTCGCAACCTTGATTTAACCGGCGTGCCGGTGCCTGATTTTGTCGAGACTGTATCTTATGAACAAATCAGGGCGGCGGCCATTGCCAAATTGGTTGAATTGCACCCCAGTTATATCGTGCTTGAGAGCGATCCGGCGATTAAGGTAATAGAGGCTTTTTGTTATCGTGAGATGCTGCTAAGGCAGCGGATTAATGACGCGGCACGCGGCAATATCATCACGCTTGCCAAGGGACACGATCTAGAGGCGATTGGTGCATTTTCCAATATCTCCCCCTTGCCTGATGAGGATGAGGTGCGTTTTCGCGCCCGGGTGCAACAGGGCTTTACAAGATTGGCGGCCGCCGGGCCACGTGGGGCATATCGGGCTTATGTGATGGGGCTATCGACTGATATAGTTGATGTTGGCATTCATTCGCCCGCGAGTGGCGAGGTGGTGGTGACATTATTGGCGTTTGAAGAGACGCAAGAGGCGAGCCCGCAAGAAATCGCAATCGGTACCGCTTTATTTGAGCAGCCACAATCAGGCTATCATATTCTTTGCCGGTCGGGTTCAGACATTATCGCCAAAACCCGCGATTTGCTCAATGAGGACGATATTCGCCCGTTGACCGATCAAGTTAGCGTGCGTCCCGCCAATATTCTTGGCTTTGACATAGCGGCCAAGCTGGTGATTTACCCCGGGCCGGACGTTAATCTTGTTTTAACTCAAGCCAAAGAGCGGCTTTACAGCTATCTGAAGAGTTTGCGCAAGGTTGGCTATGATGCCACCCGTTCCGGCATAATCGCGGCGTTAAATGCGGGTGGCGTTCAAAATGTTATTTTAACAAGCCCCTCCAGCAATATTGTTTGTGGGGCTTATGATGTCGCCTGCGCTTTAAAGATTGACGTGGAGGTTTCTCATGTCGATATTTGAGAGCATTTTGCCCAATAACTCCACTCAATTTGAAAAGAACCTTGAGGAGGCGGCGAACTTTCCTAATTTGCCTATTCATGAGTTGTCGTGTCTGGTCAATCCATGGAAGATTGATGCGCGCTTTCTGCCGTGGCTGGCCTATCGTTTTGCCATTGAGATCTGGCAAGAGACATGGAGCGAAGAGAAAAAACGCAGCGTTATAGCCCGCGCTTTGGAGCTACAGCGCATTAAAGGCACGGCAAAAGGTTTGCGCGAATATGTCAAGCTTGTTGATGCTAAAGTTAAACAAATCATCGTGCCGCCGCAGCGTTTTTGGATTTCCAAGGGCTTAACGCCGGCGGAAATTGATAGCTGGCATGAGACAATGCCACAAATCCGGATTTATCACGTCAATAGGCATATGTCGGCAAAAGGTTTTAGCTTTTTCAGGCATAGTTTCTTAAAGGCTTCCTTTGCTTGTCCAAAAATTGGCCGTGCTTTATATGGTCGCCAAGCCGTATTGTGGGATAGGGGGCAACAAACCGCTCTTAACATGGTGGAACTTAGCCAAACCAACCGAAGAGGCCAAACAGTACAGGCTGAAAGAGTATCGATTTCAGGAAGTGCTGGCAAAACGGCCTGTAGTGTTTCTTCTTCTTTCCCTGTCGGAGCGAAGCCCCGCCACACCTCTTGCTTCCTTGGCACTGGCTTTTACAATGCCCCAATCAAAAGCCCACAACTTATCACTTGGAACAAGGATATTGCCTATTTACAACCACAGGCGCAATTTTCAACAAATTCTCTTGCTCCCTCATTGCCGCCTTTGGATGTGCGGGTAAAGCGCAAATCTGAAACGTGGGTCAACAAATATACCGCCGTTTCTACGCATTCCCTGTCGCGAACAAGTCGCGACCGCCTCTTGCTTGGCCGTTTCTTCAACGCCTCGTTTTTGATGCCAAACAAAGCAGGCGAGAAGCTCTATGATTGTCTTGTGCTGCACGACCCCAAACGCGCCGCCCTCAAAAGACAAAGTTTAAGCTTTCTGGGCGTTCATCGTTTAGGCATGAAGCCTTATCGGGCGGAAGCCTTGATTGATCTACAAATCAAGCGTCACCCGCGCAGCTCTTTTAGCGGCACGGGCATATTGGGCTACCATGTGCTTGTGCCTGACAATCCAACCAAACGCCAAGGCGTCGCCCGTGCTGTTGTTTTATCAAAGGCGGTGCGCGATGAGGTTTTTGTTTCTTTCCAAACCAGCCGCTTTATCAATTTCGCCGATATGCCGCCACTTGATGGCTCTTACAAATTCAATTCCCGCTTCAATAACAGATTATAGGAGTTATGCCCCATGGAACGCGCCGTTCTCTTTCACCCTTTTCAAGAAAATTCTGATAGTGACCTAACCAATATCGGCTCGTTTGCCCGTAACGCCATGGATCATATTGTCAAGGATGGTATCGATGCGGGGCAGAAATATACCGGCTTCCCTGTAGCGTCATCCGGTCCGTTAGAATTGATTGTTGGTTCAGGGCGATATTACAAAAATGGTGAGATTTATTATGCTGATATTGAGGGCGGCACAAGGCTTAACTTTGCCGATCTCCTGCCCACCGTTACCAAAAAAATCATCACTGTTGCCGTCTGGGGGCAGCCACAAGAAACAGCCATTGAACCGCGAGCTTTTTTAACCAATGTTGAGACGGGACAAATGGAGGCCAAGCCGATTGCCACCGAGAGCCGCCGTGTTGCCAATCTCAATCTTGTCCCCGGGCAAGAAAACGCCAATCCGCTTGCTCCTGCCTTGCAAACAGACGTTATTGCCGTGGCGCATGTCACCTTAACGCCTGCCGGTGTTGAGGAAATCAAGATGGTGGAAGAAAACCAGCTCTCAAGCGTACAAAAAAACCTTGCCCGCATTATCAAATCGGAAATGTGGCAAGCCAAAGCCGGTAGCCAGATTGATACGCTCAAAACCGATCTGATAGGCTTTGCCACGCGTCTACATGGCACCGCAAGGCAGCGTGAGGTTGCCGAGGTGCAAGCTGATGTTGCCCGTGTTAAAGATCGGCTGATGATGTCGGACGGCTTATCAAGCTATTCAGCTGATCACTTTTTAGCTCTTGATCAATCCTCAACCGATGTTAATCACCCTGATCATTTAGCCAAGGTTGAAGAGGGTATTCGCTTTTCTGATGCGCAAGCCCGTCTTGCCAATATTGAGCTTTATAATGCTTTAGATGTGGGCGTTATGAAAACTGGCAATTTTGCCTTGCCTGCCTATGACCCGTCCTTGCGCCTTGCCATGGAGGGCAGAGATGGCGAATTGATGATTAATTCTTACCCGCAACAGACAGTTGAGTTTGAGCAAAAGACACGCACCCGCAGGCGCATTCGTTACGGCCAGCCTTATACGGTGTGCACCAATTCAGCTTGGTGGCGTTCAGGCAATTATGATCCGCGTTCCGGTATTTTTCGCCGTGGCAATGAGGCCTTCAATGTGCTTGGTGTTGATACCGCCCGCCCGCCGCATGGTGGCTGGGATCACTGGATGCGCATTCAACAATTTTGGGAAGATGCTGTTGAAGAGGCTTATTGGGACGCGATTGTTGAAAAACAAGTCATTTCTGGCTCTATCATTGGTCAAACTTGGGCATGTGCGCAAGATGGCTGGTTAACCCATATTGATTTATTCTTTACGCAAGTTGGCGGTGCGGGTGATGTGCAGGTGATGCTGTGTGAAACCACCAACGGCGCACCGGATTTGAAAAAAGTTATCGCCCGCTCCTCCATTGCGCAGACGGATTTAAAAACATGGCCGCTTGAGACCAAAGTGCCAATCGGCCCGGCTTATGTCACCAAGGGCATGCGTTACGCTGTTGTGTTAACCACCCCGGGGGCGCATGTTGTTTCATATATTCAGGGCAATAAATATGCGCAAGGCACATTGTTTTATTTTGCTGATGGTGGTGATTTTGCCGTTGCTGATACGCTTAAAGACTTAGGCATGAATATCTATATGGCTGAATTTAGAAACACGCGCCAAGAGGTGCAAATTCAACCCTTTGAGCTTGAAAATGGCATTGTTGAGATTGATATTTTGAGCCAATCCTTTGTCCCGCAAGGTTGCGAGCTTGTCTGGCAGGTGCAGGTTGATGGCCGCTGGCGATCGCTCAATGCTTCAGATTTAGGCGCATTGAATGGCCGCCCGCCGCTTCTCAATGCCCGCGTGGTTTTTGTCGGCACAACCGACCTCATGCCATCCTTGACCTTTGGCAATGCCTCAACGGTAACAACCAGCCGCTCGCGGACTGATTTTTCTCATATTTCCACCACCCGAACCATGCCCGCCCCGGTTGATAGTGTTGAGGTTTTGTTGCGGCTTGAGGGCTGGGATGCTAACCGCCATACCAACGCTTGTGCTCTGCTGATTGGTGATAATTATCAAACACCAGTTGCGCCTTCTCAAGTTGAGGAACACCCGACGCAAGACCCCAATGCCATTGAGCGGCGTTATTTCTTTGATGTGGATGACATTACCTCTTACAAAATCCGCATCAAAGGCACGACCGATAACCCACAAGTTACCTATCACGTGGCCGAGCGGGTCGATCGCGCCCGTAAAACTCTCTAGCACTTCTTCACTCTATCCCTCTTGCTTACTATAGGGCATTAATCCGGCGGCAATGGCAGCGCAAGCCAAGTCAACGACAAGTGGAATTTTGACAGATCTTTCATCTTCATAACGATATCCACGCTCATAATTGCCCAAAGCCTGAAGGGATATCCCTAAAGCATCAGCGGCTTGTTTTTGGGTCAAGCCCATTTTTTGCCGCCAAGTCTTGAATTGTTCGTTAGTCATTGTTATAATCCTAAAATTGAAAGGCAAGGTTGAGTTGTGTTCCTAGGTGGAGATGAAGCATTTGCGCTTCACCTCCGTTTTGGTTAGATGGTTACGGTCATTTTTAGCTTAATTTTCCAGAATTTAACTTTAACCGTAATTTTCATTTTCCTAGGCTTTTTCACATCTCTCACCTTCCTTTCTCCCTCATAAGAGAACCATTCCTCTTATGTCTATCAATCTACATTGTTTACTTTCATCAGTCAACAATTATTTTGGCTATTTAATTGTTTTTTCAATGTTTTTTGCAATTTTTCTGTTTTTATCCTATCCTTGACGATTGTCCAACGTTTGCTTTTTCCACCCTGTTAAACTGGCTCGACAAAATAAGACCAAGATCTTTTAGGGAAGGTAAAGCTCATGAAAAACGCCCAAGGTATCAAAATCAAAATTGATGATGAGGCTTATTATGAGGTGACATTAGCAAAAGCGGTAGCCTTTAAGGGGCGTATCTTGTCACCGATTGCCAAAAACACCATCAAAGGCGCAATGTTAAAAACTTTGCCAGAGGATGCTGTTAGCCATGTCGAGCCAATTTAACCAGTCTTATCATGTCACTTCAAATACGGTTTTAAGTGCTGAACTTTGGAATAGTGTCTTTCAAAATATTGATCTGCGCCTGATTGGGGTTGAGGAGAAGAAAGCGAGCTTTGAGCAGGCCGAGCAACAAATTCTTGCTGTAGGCTTGCGCCGGATTAATGAAACATTGACACCGGCGGCGGAAAAAATCATGAACCTGTCAGAACTAGGTTTTATGGTGGCTTCATCAGAAGAACTTGTAAAGCCAGTAGACGGCCAGACTTTATCACTGCATCTCATCAAGGGCGCTCAATCTGATTTATTCACGCCCTCGCCCTTTGTCGCTTTGGTGCGCCGTTCAACACCAGATGTTTACGCCATTGGCCAATTGCTGCATTATGACCGTGATTTAGCCCGCGTTGATATGCTTATTCAAAGCACGCAAGGCATTACCGAGCCTTATGATGATTGGGATGTGTGCGCCTTGGCGGGAAGCGTCAAGGCAATGTGGGATGCTTTAGCCGAAAGCCGCGCTATTCGTGATGATGTACAGGTCAAACATAGCGATATTACCCAAAAATCAGCTGATATAACGGCAAAACACGCTGAAACAATTAATAAACATGACGATTTCATCTCAACGTGGTACGGCGCATTAAATAGCCCACCCGCCAATGCCAAAACCGGGGCAATGTATCTTGATATTTCTCAAAATCCAGCGGTGGTCAAAGTCAAAACCCCCTCGGGATGGGTTATTGCTGCCTTGGCCGCGAACAACGTCTACACCAAGAGCCAAGCCGATATACGATTCTACAGCAAAAACCAAGCTGATGCTAAATTCCTCACCCAAAATAACGCGCAATTTTTGCCCCTTTCTGGCGGTACAATAACCGGTAATTTATCTCTTACAGGTAATATTTTTTCAACCCCTTTTTATAACGGCATTGCAGAAATGATAGAACAAATGATAGCAGATGCTCTAGAAGAGTTTAAGTCCAATCCAAAATTTACCGGCACATTAAGAGCCGAGTATATTCAGGCAACAGGTTCTATTGCGGCGAATGTGCCTCCAGGAGATGGAGGCCTTTACTCTTATGGATGGGACTGAGTATTATGACATTACCTAATTCTGGGGTCATGACCTCATCAATGATTAACCAAGAGCTTGGTCGTGAAGAAAATGCACTATTCAATCTAGGTGGCGAGTATGAACGTGCCCTTGCAGGCAAACCAACCGGGCCGATAAGCTTTAATGATTTTTATGGTAAAATTATGCGCGAGCCGTTTGAGGGGGAGTATTTCGAACACTATGTTTTTGAGTGGGCGCACATGAGCCAATCGGGGTCTGGGCATTTGATTTGGAATGGTGTTTGGATCACCTCAAACAGCCACTGGATGCATAACAGCCCTGTATATTCTCATGATGGCTGGCTATATCATAAAGGGACTGCTCTGGGTTATAGGTCTGTGTATGGCTATCACGTTTGGCATCATTTCTTTTCTGTTTGGCGTGAAAGAGTATAGGCAGGCCTGTAAAGGGTTTATTAAGGGTTATGATGCTGATAAGACGCTTCATATTCACGGATGGTAGCAATTTCATGTTGCAGTTGTTCAGATATGTTTCCTGCATCATAGATATTTTGCATATTCAGCCAATATTCAACACTAGTGTGAAAGAATTTTGCCAGCCGCAAAGCGGTATCAAGCGTGATTGGTGTTTTCTCATTAACAAGCCGCTCAATCCGCGTGCGCGGTACATGCAAATATTTAGCCAAACCATAGGCAGAAAGCCCCAAAGGCTGCAAATATTCCTCGCGCAAAATCTCACCCGGGTGAATAGCTGTTGTTTTCTTGTCTTTTAATAAATTGTTCATATCAATTTACGTATCATATTATGATACGTAAGGCAAGAAATAAAAATGCTTGATTCTGGTGAATTTAATGCTTCTGCGAGCACAAGGCGCAAAGTTTCAGGCATGATTATCCGCTGGTTGATGGAATGGACGCCGCGTTTGGGCTATCGATGGTTGAAATGGATACTTTATGGGCATGGGCGGCGCAAATTGAATGGGCGCATTTTGCAATTGTCTGAAAAACATGGTAGCTTTATCTGGTTGAATATAACTGATTCAGTCAAGGATAAGTCCTATGGGCGTTGTGGCCTTTAATACCTATGATTTTGTACAAGACCTCAAAGATGCCGGTATTGATGAGAAGCATGCCGCCGCTATATCGAATGGCATTTTGCGGGCTCATGAGGTGGCTGACTTGGCAACAAAGTCGGATTTGCGTGAAACTCAAGCGCAAACTAAAGCCGATTTGCAAGAGTTACGGGCAGAAACCAAAGCTGATTTGCAAGAGTTACGGGCAGAAACCAAAGCTGATTTGCAAGAGTTACGGGCAGAAGGGCAGAAACCAAAGCTGATTTGCAGGAAGTAAAAGCTGAATTTAGAGAAATGGAATTGCGGATTGACAAAAAACTAGCGGAGATAAAGGGTGAAGCGGTATTGGTTCGGTGGATGCTAGGGCTTATTATAGCGGGAATTGCTGGCCTCATTATCAGAACGTTTTTTGGGATGTAGAAAATCCCAAAATAATCAAACTCTTGTACCGTCCCTTAAGAGGGGCGGTTTTTTATTGTGGGATAAAGATATTTAATAAAATATCGATTCACAATAATAAATTATTGACTATAATCAATGCTATGAATAGTCAAATCACCTCTAATAAATCTTTAAAACAAGAAATAAGCCTAAGTGATAGGCGTGAGGCGATTAATGCACTCGTCAAGGCACGGGAAGAAAAACATATCACCCTGCTTGAGATGGGCTGGGTTTCTGGCGTGTCATGGGATGCGGTGCGCTCTTGGGCTAAGGGGCGGCGTGAACCGACTATGGGTAATCTGGTCGCCGTTGCCCAAACTTTAGGCTTTGAGATTATCTTGCGCCCACAAGGCCTGCCAGACCCCGAACCGACACCGGCACAACCTCAAAACAATCCCGCCACAAGAAGCAAACGCACCCGTAAACACCCCGACCCCAGCCAGCCTAACCTGCTTGATAGGCTTTGAAGAAAATTATCTTTTTCTGATTTAAAGGCTTGACTATTTGTATAAAATATTGTACATAAAAATCATGACTAAAAAGCTTCTTTTCCTTGGAACATCGCGTGCTGATTTGCGCAACTTTTCTGTTTTCGCTCGCAAAGAGGCAGGCTATCAATTGGATAGGCTGGAAAACGGTATCGACCCCGAAGATTGGAAGCCAATGCCCACTATTGGCGCGGGCGTTAGGGAAATAAGAGTCCGTGATGAGAGCGGGGCTTATCGGGTGATTTATGTAGCAAAATTCGCCAATGCAATTTACGTGCTTCATGCCTTTCAAAAGAAGACGCAGAAGACAGATAAGCGCGACCTTGATTTGGCCGCAAAACGTTATCGTGAGTTATTACAGGAGATAAGAAAATGAAAATGGAAAGTTTTGAAAGTGTCTGGGATGCCATTGAAGATACGCCGGAGGAAGCGCAAAATATGAAAATGCGATCAAATCTGATGATGGCTATTGATCAGCATATCAGACAATCCGGAATGGGACAGGAGCAAGCGGCGCAGCGTCTCGGTGTTTCACGCCCACGTGTATCCGACCTAATGCGCGGTAAAATTGGTTTGTTTAGTCTGGATGCGTTAACCAACATGGCTGTGGCCTTGGGGCTTAAAGTTGAACTGCGTGTATTGGAAGCGGCGGAATAGTTTTGCTGTCTTGTCCTTGACGATTGTCCAACGTGCTATAAGCAAAAGCAAGTTAGATTGCCTCATTGATATTGCAATAGATGAGGCTTTCTTATGGCAGGGACAGATTTTCTTCATGGTGTGGAAGTTATTGAGATTGATGATGGACCGCGCCCCATCCGCACGGTTCGATCTGCCGTTATTGGCCTTATTGGCACTGCTCCTGATGCCAATGCGGCTGAATTTCCGCTCAACCAGCCTGTTTTGATTGCTGGTTCACGCCTCAAAGCCGCCAAGCTTGATACAACCGGCAACCGCAAAGGCACATTGCCTAATGCGGTTGATCAGATTTTTGACCAAATCGGCGCGGTGATTATCGTTATCCGTGTTGAGGAAGGCGCAACTCCTGATGATATGACACATGTGCTTGGCGGGGTTGACGCTGATGGCTCTTATCGCGGTGTGCACGCTCTATTAGGGGCGCAATCAGCGTTAGGTTTTACCCCGCGCATCTTGCTTGCACCCCATTATACGCATCAGCGGCCAATTGGTGTTAATGAGGTTGAATTATCAAATAAGGGCAAGGATTACACGACTGCCACTGTAACCATTTCTGGCGGCGGCGGTACGGGAGCAAAGGCGCAAGCCACTATTAAAAATGGCAAAATTGACGCGATCACCATAACCGCCCCGGGTTCAGGTTATACCGACAACCCGACAATTACCATTGATGGCGATGGGTCAGGCGCAGTTGCGACAGCCAAGACAGGCGCGGCGGCTAATCCGGTGGTGGCGGAACTTATCGGCCTTGCCGAAAGATTGCGCGCCGTTATTGTTGCGGATGGACCAAACACCACCGATGAAGCCGCCGTGCAAATGGCGCAAGACTTTGGCTCAAAGCGTGTTTATCTGGTTGACCCGTTCGTCAAAGTAGCAAGAGGTGGCACAATTGTTAACGAGCCGGCTTCACCGGCTGTGGCGGGTTTGATTGCCAAGATTGATTATGATCGTGGCTTTTGGTGGTCGCCGTCCAATCAGGCGATTAATGGCATTGTTGGCACTTCCCGCCCGATTGATTTTGCGCTAGGTGATAAATCAGCCCGCGCCAATCTTCTCAATGAGAAAAATGTCGCAACGATTATTCGCGAAAACGGCTATAGGCTTTGGGGCAACCGCACGCTTTCTCATGATGCCAAATGGGCGTTTTTATCAGTTGTTCGCACTTCTGATATTATCAATGACTCAATCTTGCGCGCCCATCTTTGGGCGGTCGATCGCAATATCACCAAAACCTACTTTGATGATGTGTCGGAAAGTGTCAATGCTTACTTGCGTGAATTGCGAGCGCTTGGCGCAATCCATGGCGGCACTTGCTATCCTGATGGGGAATTGAATAGCCCCGCCTCTATCAAAGATGGAAAGGCTTGGTTTAATATTGACTTCACGCCGCCCTTTCCGGCTGAACATGTTATCTTCCGCTCGCGCATTGTTGATGATTATCTTGAGGAGCTTGTATAATGGCTTTAGTCGCACTCCCCCGCCTACTTAAAAACTTCAATATCTATCTCGATGGTGATAGCTATGCTGGCCGCTGTGATAGTGTCACGCTGCCCAGTATCACCGCGACAGTTGAAAGCCATCGTGCCGGTGGCATGAATGGTTCAGTTGAGGTTGAATTAGGGCTCGAATTGATGACGATGCAACTTGTTATCTCTGATTTTGACCCCAAATTAGTAGCCCTGTTCAATCAAGCGCATTTGCCCATCACCCTGCGCGGTTCAGTACAGGCGCAGCATCAAACGGCAGAGCCTGTTGTCATCAATATTCGTGGCCTGCATAAGGGGCTGGAATTTGGCCAATGGCAAGGCGGTTCTAAAACCACCCAGACTTTAGAAATTTCGCTTAATTATTTCCGCTATCGGCAAAAAGATGTTGAATATGCCGAGATTGATCTCTTGAACATGGTGCAGAAAATCGGCGGTATTGACCAACTGGCGGGTGACCGCGCCAATATCGGGCTTTAAGGATAAGATACATGAGTTTGCAAGCACAAATCACCCATAAATTACTTGTCCCTGTCACCTTCGAGGGAACACAGCACGACACAATCACCTTACGCCGTATCAAGGCAAAAGATTTGCGTGGGCTGAAAACAGACAATGCCACGATTGAAGAGATGCTTGGGCTGATTGTCAAATTGTCTAACTGGCCGCCAGAGGGCATTGATGAGCTTGATCAAGCCGATCTTGAGGCGATTAGCGAGATTATCACTTCTTTTTCCAAGGCTCGGGGCTAATTGATTGGGAGGTGGCCGCGAGCCTGATGGCAGATATTGCCACCGTCTTCCATTGGCCTTTAAGTGAGCTGGAAGAATTAACCTTGGCTGATCTCATTTTCTGGCGACAAAAAGCGTTAGAAAGAAACCGCGTTAAGTAAGCTTATCGTCTTTATCGCCCGTTCCCATAGGCGGCAAACCATAAGACAAGGCAGCGCAGGCCAAATCAATATAAAGCGGCGTACCTTCCTTTTTATAGCGTGGCACGGTATTGCGGCTAATACCAAGGGCAGCGGCCGCTTCCAAATTATTCAAATCCATCCGTGCCATCCAGTCACAAAATTCTTTTGCATTCATGATAATTTTACCTTATATTAGGAGAGGAAGGCAGGGAAGTCTTTCGACCTCCCGCCCTTCCTGTTACTTCAAGGAGATGATGAGGGCTGCGAAACCAATCATCACCACCAAGAAATTAAGGAAAAGGCTGATGATTTCATAATCACTCATTGGCCTTTCCTCTCTAATTGTACCAGAAAAGAAATATTCTCCTCTTTCAGTACATTTTATTTATGCACTATTTCAGGGTTAAAATCAAGAAAAAATCCTTAAATTATGCAAAAAAACTATCCGCTCTTTATTCTTCTTTGACAATTGTCCAATGCTCTTTGCGCCCCTTTTATTATTATGGCTCATCATCAAAATGAGGTTTGAGCATGGCAAAGGTAGCAGAGGCAACGGTTCGATTATCGCTTGAGGATAAGCTTACCAAGCCTCTCACGCGCATTCAAAATCAATTTAAAGCCTTTTCCAAAAATATAGGCTTTAACCGTATCGCCGCTTCAACCAAGAACCTTACCAAATCTTTGCAGGGCTTAAATAAAGGCTTTAGCAAATCGGTAAGCCGCCTTAGCAAACTAACCGCCCTCCTTGGGCTTGGCGGTGGTGGTTTGGCCGCAAGCCTATATGGTTTGAGCAAAAATACTGCACAAATGGCAATGGAATTAGGTGATACCGCCAAACAATTAGGCATTGGTGTTGTGCCTTTGCAATTATGGCAGCATGCGGCGGAACGTTCAGGCGTGGGGGTAGAGAAATTTAATTCAGCCCTAGCTCAACTGAATAAAAAATCAGCCGAGGCGGCGGCAGGGAGTAAATCGGCCGCGGCGGCTTTTAAAGAGCTTGGCATTTCCGTGCTTGACAGTTCGGGTCATCTCAAATCTAGCGACCAATTGATGGAGGAAGTCACCGCCTCCATGGGCAAAATCGGTTCTCAAGGGGCACGCCAACGTTTGGCCGCGCAATTATTCGGCGGCGATGGTAAGGAGATGGCGGCGATGCTGTCGGGAGGCATGCAGCCGATTAATGAACTATTCGATGAAAAGCGGTCTTTTGGCAACCTCATCGGGCAAGATGTTGTAGATAGCGGCGGCGGCTTTATGACTTCCCTCGACCAGCTCAAAGGCCATTTAAACGGCATTAAAACCTTGCTTGCTGTACATTTGATGCCGGTGGTTCATGATATAATCAAAGCGGTACGTGACTGGATTATTGAAAATAAAGAACTTATCAAATCAGGCATTGCTGAATGGTGTGGGCGGTTGCGCAAACTGATTAGTGATTTAATGAACCCAACTTCAAATTTACGGCAAAATATTGATAGTTGGGTGACAAGCTTCCAGAACTTCTATGAAAAAGTTAGCCCTGTTGTTGATTTCTTGGGCGGACCGATGAAAGTTGTGCTTGGTGCTCTGGCTATTTTTATTGCCGGCCCTCTCATTGCCGCTCTTTATTCTGCGGCGACCGCGTTTGTTTCGTTAGGCATTGCCATTATGACAACGCCGGTAGGCTGGATTGCTGCGGGAATTGCCGCCATTGTCGCCGCTGTTTACTTGCTCTATCAAAATTGTGAATGGTTTCGCAACTTTTGGGATAGCTTATGGGGGCGCATAACGGCAGCCTTTGATAAGGGATTTATTCAGGGGATTTTAACGCTCTTGTATGAATTTCATCCGGTAGCCCTTATTGCCCGTGCCATTGATGCCATTTTTGAGTATTTTACTGGTATTTCCCTACATGAGACGGGCTGGGAATTTATGAAGTCCTTATATAGGGGCATTGTTGCAGCCTTTAAAAGCATTTGGGAGTTTTTTAGCAATATCAGCTCGGCATTGTGGCAGGCAATCCTAGGTGACACGAGCGAACTAAAAAACATCGGCGCAAAAATTATTGATTTTATCTGGGAGGGTCTAAAAGCCGGATGGAATAATGTTGTCGCCTGGTTTAGCTCGGCACTTGATAGCCTAATCGGCTGGTTGCCGGATTCAGTGCGGGAGGCAATGGGGTTCAAGGTTAATGTTCAGCCAACCATGCAGGGGATGGAGGCGGTTAACGGCACGGTATCTCATTCGGTTGAGGCGATGCAGGCAATCAATAACCCCTATGACATACCAGAATTGCGGCCTAAAGAACCCGCTTATTTAAAATATATCAAAGAGCATGAACAATCCAAACAGGGGGATCAAATCCAAGCCGAGCAAATGCAGGTTGAGAGGTTTGAAGTACCTGAACCGCTAATGGTACACAAACCAACAGAAATTGACACCTCGGTCACTATCCAGAATTTAACCGTGCAATCATCAGGCACGCCGGAAGATGTTAGCCGTGCAATCGCCCGCGCTATGGCGGGGATTTCCCAAAATCAGGGCAGTAACGTCAATGCAGCCTTGAATGATTGAGGAAAGAGTTGGCTAACCTAGCCTGTTTATAACCGCCTGTATTATAGGAATACCCGCCAAGATAACACCAACGGCAAAGGCTAACATTTTACCTATTGCCAGCATCATACGTTTTTCTAATTGAGAAATTTCAAGTTCAATCTTGTTGTCAAGCTTGGCAACCTCTTGTTCAATCTTGCTGTCAAGCTTGGTAACCTCTTGTTCAATCTTGTTGTCAAGCTGTCCAATCCTGCCTTCTAGCTTGGCGGTTGATTTCTCAATTTCAGCCTTAACGAAATCTTCACTAGCAAGTTCTTTAACAAAAAATTCTCTTTGCGCTTCAGCCAAAGCCTCTGCTTTGTCGCGTTCATAGCCTCTCTCTACAAGGGCTTTTGTGTAAGCAAGCGTATCAAATGCGTGTAAAGTTGCCATGGTGACGATTCCTATCTTTCCCAGAAAATACCACGCTCTTTTAGCCTTTTGCAAGAGCTATGAACACTTATCTTAAGGCCTGTTCATGAACGACCGGAAACAGTCTTTGCATCAAGCCTTATCTTGAAACCTCTTCTACCCTTTTCATAACATAAGCTTGACGATTGTCCAATGTTTGCGCCTTCTTCACTTGCTAAAACCTTATAAGTTTAAGGGATAAAACAACATGATGATGGGGTTAGGAACTTTTCGCTTTTCATTAAATACAGCAGCCTATCAGGGGTTTGACCGCACTGACACTTATCCTTGGGTTGAGCAAACGCGGTTAGGGCGTAAACCGGCCATGCAGATACCGGCGCAAGAGGCGACAGAAATCAAGCTAGAGGGGGTGATTTATCCTGATTGGCGTGGTGGCTTGCAACAAATTGACCATATGCGGGCAGCCGCCTCACGCAACGAGCCCTTGATGCTGGTTTCAGGCACCGGGCGCATTTTTGGCCTCTATGTCATTTTATCGATTGAAGAAAAGGCCAGCATCTTTAAGGCAAGCGGTTCTCCCCGCAAACAAGAATTTACTCTAACCTTAAAAGAGTACGGTCATGACTGAACTTTATTTGACCCAAGACGGTGATATGATTGATGCTATTTGTTGGCGTTATTATCCAAAAGCAAGCCAGTCTTTGGCGGTTGCACACGTCTATGAGGTCAATAATCGCTTGGCTGATTTGGGCACAAAATTACCCGCTGGATTGACTGTTTTGCTGCCTGATCTGCCGCAACCGCGTTCCATTCCCACAATCAATCTATGGGGCATAGGCTAGATAAAATGCAGCCTTTTTGTCAAATCACCTCAAACGGTAGCGATATTAGCGATAAAATCAGCGATTACCTGTTATCCATAGAAATCACTGATGAAGCCGATGATAAAAGTGACAGTGTTACTTTGACGCTAGATGATCGCCCGCGTGGTTCAGACGGTGCCTTATTAGAAATTCCGTTAGTTGGCACGGTGTTAAGTATAATAATGGGTTATAGAGACGGCGCAGCCCGTTTTATGGGCTCATATTTGATTGATGAAATCACCGTTCAGCCCGCGCCGCGTACATTATCAATAAGCGGCAAAGCAGCCGCAATGCATAAATCCTATCGCACCCCGCGCAGCCAGTCTTATCACCAACAGACTTTAGGCGACATCTGCCGCGAAATTGCCGCGCGTAATGATTATGAAGCCAAGCTTGACCCCAATTTAGCCTCTATTGTTATTCGCCATGTTGATCAGCATAATGAAAGCGATATGGCTTTTGCCACCAGAATAGCGCAAGATCATGACGGTGTTGCCAAGCCGGTGGACGGCAAACTTGTACTCGCCAAGCGCGGGACGGGCAAGGCGATAACGGGGGAAGAATTACCCGTGCTCATGCTTGGGTCAGCGCAATGTTCTGATTGGCGGTTTCAATATTCCGCGCGTGATGAGGCTGGCGAAGCAGCGGGAATAAAAGACAATGAGGCAGAAGACAACAGGCAAGAACAAAAAGGCGGTGTCCGTGCCTTTTATCACGATATAAGAACCGGCGATAAAAAAGCGGTTACAGTGGGGCAAGAACCTTATCACGATTTACGCTATAGCTGGCATAATGAAGCGGAGGCCAAGGCGGCCGTCTCTGCTTATCAAAATCGCTCAATGCGTGGCAAAGCCTCTTTTAGCGCGGATATGGGTGGTAATCCGCTGGTGCTGGCAGAAAGCAAATGTGTCCTTAATCCACCCTTTCGCCCCTATATTCCACAAGAATGGCGCATCAAATCCGTCAAACATAAGCTTGATACGTCCGGTGGTTATACCACTTCCATTGATTGTGAACTGTTTGCGCCAAAGCAGCAAGACACGGTTGACAATGTTCAAGCGACCCGCCCCGCCCCTGATGATATGATTGACAAAGACGCGCCGCCGCGTGCCGTTGAACCAACAGATGAAGGCGCAGGCGTTATCCATATGCCGGAATAAAGGAGTAAATTCATGAGAAAAATTAATGAGGAAGGCTTGGCGCATTTGAAAAAGTGGGAAGGCTTAAGGTTGCAGGCCTATCAGGATAGTGCGGGCATTTGGACGATTGGTTACGGGCATACTTCAGCGGCGGGCGCGCCTCAAGTGCAAAAGGGATTAAAGATAACCGCTAGCCAAGCAGAAGCAATGCTGGCGCGGGATTTGGGGCAATATGAAAAGGCGGTTGAGGAAAGTGTGAAGGTTGGTTTGAGTGATAACCAATTCGCGGCATTGGTATCGTTTTGTTATAATGTTGGGGTCTCTAGCTTCAAACGCTCAACGCTTTTGAAGAAGCTGAATAAGGGTAACTATGATAGCGTGCCTCAAGAGCTGATGAAATGGACGCGGGCGGGTGGCAAAAGATTGAAGGGTTTGGAAAACCGGCGGGCGGCGGAGGCGGGCTTGTGGGTTAAGGGTGAATTTGTCGCCTCGCGTGAAGTGCGCCCCGCCCCTGTTAATGATAGCGCGGTGATGAAGCCTGAAACCATTGCGCCGGTAATCGGGGCATTATCTGGCCTTGGCGGGGTGCTGTCTGGTGAGGGTGTGGTTCAATATGCTTTGGCCTTTGTGATGGTGGTCTCGTGCCTTGTTGGGGCGTGGTGGTTTGTACGGCGTATGAAAGAACAAAGCGCATGAATTGGCCTTATAAAATCGGGGTGGTGGTTTTGGTGCTCGCGGGTGTTTTTGCGGGCGGTTATTGGCAAGGCCGTCAACATGGAAGAGAAGCGTTGCTTAAAGCGGCGGTTGAGTCCTATCAATTAAGAGAGACAATCAATCATGAAACGAAAAATCTTGATCCTGTTGCCTTGTGCCTTGCTCTTTGCGCGGGTTGGAGTAAGCCGCCGCAAATTAATCAGCCGGTGCGATTGGTGCAAGTTGAGCCAGATTTAAGCCGCTGGATTGTCTCCACAGACAAATTTGGCATAAAGCAAAGGTGCTGGAAATGAATAACGAACGCAATATTGAGCGCACCTTAGGGCGCATTGAAGCGCAGCTTGCTCTTTTATTGGAAGAGCAAAAAAGAGAAAGGCAAGAGCTAGAGGAGATCAAGCGCGAACAATCTCTTGCCCGTAAGCAACGCGAGGAACAAGCCGCCCGACTTAGCAAGGTTGAAGAAAATACCGCTGACTTCAATAAATGGAAAGAGCGTGGCATCGGCGCAATCATGCTTATTTCTGGCTTAGCCGCGCTTGTGGGAGGAAGCCTTGTCGCCTCGTGGCAAAAAATATTGGATATTTTCAAATAAGGAACAAATAAATATGCTGCAAATTGTCGACGCTGTAAAGCCGATTGCGCCTTATATTGGCGGCAAAATCAAGCTGGCAAAACACTTATGCTATTTAATAGAGCAAATCCCGCATCAATGTTATGCTGAACCTTTTATCGGCATGGGTGGCGTGTTCTTTCGGCGCACTCGACGCCCAAAAGCAGAAATCATCAATGATCGCAATGGCGAAATTGCCAATTTGTTCCGCATTCTACAACGCCATTATCAGCCCTT